GTTCATGCTAAAGATAGAGAGCTTGCGAGAACAGTTAGGCTTTCCGTTCATTGTGACCTCTGGATACCGCTGCGAACAGCACCCTATAGAAGCTCGTAAGACTTCTGCTGGGGCGCATACTACAGGCAGGGCGATAGACATCGCAGTCTCTGGAGAGAGCGCCTACAAGCTCATCTCAGGCGCTCTCAACGTAGGAACTACGTCCCAAAGCGCAGGGTTCACGGGGGTTGGTGTGAACCAGAAAGGACACTCACGATTTATTCACCTAGATGATATTGAAAATTCAACAACAAGACCCAGACCTTGGGTATGGAGTTACTAATGAAGGAGATGGACAATGATTCTTAATGCAATACTAGGACCAATAGGCGCTATCGCCTCAAGTTGGTTAGACGGGCGAAATGAAAAGATAAAGGCTAATACGCGAGTCAAGATAGCTATAGCTGAAGCCGAGGCTGTTGTGATGCAGAAAAAAGCCACTGGTGAAATAGACTGGGATATAACACAGGCTAAGGCTAGTGAAGCCTCATGGAAGGACGAATGGCTTACGGTAGTGTTCACGCTTCCTCTAATTCTATTACTATTTGGAGAAGAGGAACGAGTTAATAACTTTTTTCTTGCGCTGAGTAATTGTCCTGAGTGGTATCAGTATTTACTAGGAACAATTGTTGCGGCAAGCTTTGGATTTAGAGGTGCTGCAAGGTTTATGAGTAAAAAATGAAAGAGTTCTCTATAGTCGAAGTACAATGGGGGGATGCTTGGATTGATACCGATGACTATACTTTTGAAGAAGCTAAAAAGCTTACGCCTGTAATCCGAAAAACAATAGGGTATTTAATTAATATAACAGACGAATGTATTATACTTGCTACAGATATTTATAAAGAAAGTAAATCCCTTGAAATTGAAAAGAATACTATTAATACTCCAATGGTAATACCTTGGGGAATGGTGATAGAGTGGTATGAAATTTCTTTTTAAATCACTACTAATCTTCTGCACTTTGTTGAGCGTATCAGTGATAAAAGCTGATACGGAACCCGACGATGTTAGATGTCTGACAGATAATATTTATTTTGAGGCAAGAAACCAAAGCACCGCTGGACAACTTGCGGTTGCCTCTGTTACTTTTAATAGAGTGGCATCAAAAAGATTTCCAAATTCTATATGTGAAGTAGTTTTTCAAGGTTTAACACATCGAGAGACAGGTCATCCTCTTAAGAATAAGTGTCAGTTTAGTTGGTACTGCGATGGTAAGTCTGATAGTGTGAGAAACTTAGATGTTTATTTTAAAATTTTCCATCTTTCTAAAACGCTGGTAGGCTGTATAAGTGAAGGATTAGATATTACTGATGGAGCAACACACTACCATCATCATTCAATAAGCCCAACGTGGTCAAAAAGTATGACAGAAACTGTGCGAATTGGTGAACACGTTTTTTATAGGAATTAAAAATGATAAAGACTAAAAAGAAAGACTCACGTTTAACCAACGCTGGAGTTTCAGCCTTTAACAAGGCCAAGCGAACCCCCAAGCACAAAACAAAATCTCATGTTGTTGTAGCCAAGGAAGGTGATAAGATTAAGACTATACGCTTTGGGCAGCAGGGCAAGACAGGAGACAAAACAAAAACAGCGCGGTCAGATTCTTTTAAAGCCCGTCACGGAAAGAACATAGCCAAAGGAAAGATGTCAGCGGCTTACTGGGCGAACAAAGTAAAATGGTAGGTAAGTATTTAATTTTAAAATTAGCACACTCTTAGTGCAAAGCATTCAGTTCTTTCTCTAAATGGTTATGTAAGCTAGATAACCTAACCCCCGCTTCCTTAAGTATCTTCCTAATAAAAGGAGCATCGTGTTTATCAAACACAGCAGCAATTTGTTCTATTGGAAGCTGCTTAAATTCAGTCATCAAAGTACCTTTTCTATCAATGAAAACTTTAAATGAAATTATATTTCCTTCTTTTTCTATCATGCGAAGTTTACCTTTTCTAAGTTGCCCCGTAACCCAGCCTTCATATACGAAGTTGAACGCCCTTCAAAAAAGTTTTGGTGTTCTACTCCTAGTACATCGTCCAGCCAGTTCAGGGGATTATTTTTTACACCATAGTTAGGTTTCAACCCTAGCTGTAGCAGCCTACGGTCAGCTATATATCGAATATAAACCAGCATTTCTTTTTTAGAAAGCCCTTGTATATCTCCTTGAGCAAATACCAAATCTAAAAACTTATCTTCTAACTCTACCATTTCTCGACACGCTTGATATATTTCTTTCTTGAAATCATCAGTCCATATCTCTATATTTTCTTGTATAAACTCTCTAAAAAGCTTTGTCATTGCTTCAACGTGTAAGGACTCATCTCGAATACTGTAAGTAATTATCTGACCCATTCCCGTCATCTTTCCAAATCTAGGAAAGTTCAAAAGTATTATAAAGCTACTAAATAACTGAAGCCCTTCGGTAAATCCACTATATACAGCAAGAGCTTTTGCAATACTTTTCTTATCTTTAACAGCTACCTTAAGTGTATTGATATACTCATGCTTGTCAGCCATTGCCTCGTACTCTGCGAAAGCTTTATACTCTGTTTCAGGCATTCCTACTGTATCTAACAACAGGCTGTAGGCATGTTGGTGTATACTTTCCATATTTGCAAATGCGCACATCATCATTCGAGCTTCTGGCTTTTTAAATATCCGCATGTACCTATCAACATACCCAGCCCCTACATCTACATCAGACTGTGTGAACAATCTAAATATTTGTGTCAACAAGTTCTTCTCAGAAGTGCCTAACTCCTGCCAATCCTTAACATCGTTATGTAATGGTACGTCCTCTGGAAACCAGTGCATTTGGTTTTGTTGTACATAGTAATCGAACATCCAAGGATGGTCAAAAGGTTTGTAGTAATCTCTAGTATTAAGTAGGCTCATTGTTATTATTATCCTTTGGTAAATAAACTAAAACTTCAGCTCCGCATTGTGGGTTAGGGCAGCTTAAATTAGTTTGTATTGCATAGTATTCATCTTCTTCTTCTTCTATGTCACCGCCCCATATTAGTTCTGTGTTGCAATGCCAACAATTCATAGTGTTATCCCTCACATGAGATGCATTCAGCATCATCTAATTTTAGACGTGGTATTTTTATGTTAACATTTTCTGTACTATGAGCAGCCTCAGAGCGTAGATAATAGAGTGATTTTAAATTCTTAGCTCCTGCCCAGTGTACATCATTAACATACTGTAGAAATTCATCATGAACTTCAGGAGGTTCTGTTGCCTTTGGAGGGGAGAAGAACAGGTTAACACTTTGACTTTGACAGATATATTGCTGCCTGTGGTGAGCGTGTTCTATAACCCATATTTGATTTATTTCTGGAGCAGTTTTAAACACTTCCTTTTCTTCGTCACTTAAAAAATCTAAGTGTTGAACAGAGCCTAGATGCGCTGCAATGTCCTTCCATGTTTCCTCAGTGTTTTTCTTTTTAGACTTTAAAAGTTTTTCTAAATGTCTATTACGAACCTTATATGAACCCGTTAAAGTTTTGTGCGTATATACGTTAGCCCTTGACGGCTCAATACTAGGACTTGTTCCGTCACATATAATACTAGAACTAGCGTTAGGGGCAATAGCAAGAAGATGAGCATTGCGCTTACCGCTACCCCACATATCAGGTGATTCGCCCCTTTCAGCGCCCAGTTTAATACTAGCTTTTTCAGCTTTTCTTTTGAGTAATCCGAAAGCTCCGTGGTTAAAACTGCTGGCGTACATACTCTCGAAAGGAATGCTGTTAGCTTGTAAATAACTATGAAAACCCATAGCCCCAAGGCCAATTGAGCGTTCTCTATATGCTGAATAAGCCGCTTTTCTGTATCCATTCTTGTTCTCCTTTATATAATTTTTAAAACGTTCTGGACCTGCTCTGTATGTTCCCAACTCATCTGTGTTTACCGTGCTGTCAATAAAATGCTGTAGTACATTATCTAACATTGTAACTAAGTCTTCAATGAAGAGTTCATCTTTACTCCACTCGTCAAACTTCTCTAGGTTTACGCTTGATAAACAACATACGGCTGTTCTGTCTTCATTTGTGGGCAGCATTATTTCACTACATAGGTTGCTTTGTTTTATTTCTAATCCTAATTCCTTCTGTTCTTTAGGTAACGCAGCATTACAATTGTCTATATTTATAATATAAGGCTCACCCGTTTCGGCTCTGGTATGTATAATCTGCCACCATAAATCTCTAGCACTTACACTTTTAACTGCCACTTTAGTTTTTGGGTCTATTAATCTCCAATCTTCGTCGGCGCTTACTGCATCTAAAAATTCGTTAGTTATGTTAACTGCGTTATGAATATTTAAACACTTACGATTTAAGTCACCACCAGTGGTTTTTCGCATGGCGATGAACTCTTCAACTTCTGGATGGTTTATATCCATGTACGCTGCGTAGCTTCCTCGACGAGTAACTCCTTGATTGAAGGCTAACATTTGAGAATCTACTACGTGCATGAAAGGGATAGAACCAGTAGATTTACTACCGTTAGAAGTGCCAGTACCGTTGCTCCTAACAGCACCCCAATACCCACCGATACCTCCACCTGCGCTTGCAAGCCAAATGTTTTCATCGTAATGGTCAGATAAACCAATCCTTGAATCAGGAACATAGTTAAGAAAACAACTAATGGGAAGACCGCGAGAGGTTCCCCCGTTAGAAAGTATAGGGGTGCTAAACATAAACCAGCAAGCACTTGAGTAATTATAAAGTCTTTGTGCAAGAGCATAGTCAGTGGTTCCCTTGTACGTAGCGCCAAAGACCGAAGCCCTAGCAAAAGCTTGTTGAGCATATTCTTCTTCCTCCCAAAAATATCTATCTTTTAATGTGTCAATTGAAAATTGACTTAAGCTACTCTCCCTGTTCAGGTCTATCTGTACTCCTAGATACTCCTGTATTTTTAATGTCATATTTATTTTTCCTTTTCTCTCTGTTATATTTCTTTGATTTCTGTCTGTTGCGAGACTTCTTATTTTTATTAAACTTAGCGGTTCGTTCCGCTTTATGTGTCCTGTCCATCAGCTTTCTCCAACGTTAGCTTATTTGCATAAAAAGTTAATAGTCTTTCCTCATACCACTGAGCCTTCAATAAATCTGAGAGTGGGTTTTGTTTATAGCGAAACCGCCAACGATATTTTAAACTATTACCACGTAAGTAACCAATATATTCTTCGGGGGTTAGCATAGCTTCTATAGCTTCTATAGCTTCTATCTTTCCTGTAGTATAGTGTGGTGGGCTATTAACTTCTCCTAATAATACTGCATCGTCTTTATCTTCGAGCTTCTGGCTTTTTAAATCAAAGTTATTTTTCATATGTCTCCACTGTTCTATGAGGCTTTGCGTTTACCCACTCATCTGGTAAGCTAGACTCAGTATACCATCTAAACTTATTAGCTGTAGCCCATTCACCATGAGTTCTTTTTGTTCCATCTTTTCTAAGCGTGGCGGCTGGCATTGGCGCAGCAGGGTTTGCAAATAGAAAAACTAATTCAGTATTCTCTGGTAGTTTTTCTCGAATCCATTTATACTTTGAATACTCTGCGTAGTCCCAAAACCGACCCTTTGATTCTAACAGAATTATCTTGTTTTGTAAAGTCCTTACAAAGTCTGGTTCATAGAAATGTTCTACCACGTAGTTTACTTTCTCCGTATGGTGTTTCCAATCTTTAAGAAGTGTGTCGTGCAAGGTGTATTCCCATACGCTGTCATAACCCTGTACACGCTCTTGACGAGGGCGCTTAACTCTAGGTTTACGTTTCATGGTACGAAGCCTTTGTTAATGTAATGTGCTTCCAGAATCTCGTAATACTCCATGTTCTCTGCCATTTATAGCCTCCATAGTAGCCTCGTGTAAGAAAAGTAATTCTTCTAAACTAAATGACTGTCTCTTCAGTTTAAAATTTGCTGCAAAAAGAGCTACGATATGCTCTATAGGCGGTGCTTCCTCTTTGTCATTAACCATTTTAAATCCTCCAATGTAATAGCATCTAAAATTTTTCCTCTCTTAAGTAATTTCTTGATGTTTTGTTTAGCCCAACGCTGTGTGTAGAAAGATAAATAGTAAGTTCTTTTCGATGCAAAATATCTATCTTTAGGGAGTAAAGTTTTTAGTTTAGAAGGTGTGATATTCTTAGCCTCTTCTTCGGAGACTAAAGTTTTTAACCACTCAAGCAATAAGCTATCTACTTTCTTGTTTATTCTTTTAACTATTCTTTTTCTCATTGGGACGCAGTTTCTAAGCTAGGTGTGACCTCTTCAACTTTTGGAAGTGTCGCTACACTAGTTAAATATTCTATACCTTTAGAATACTTAAACATTCTAAGACCTTTACCATCATTAGTATCTTTGTTACACTCTATTTTGTGTGAGCAATAGACACACCCAACAGGAAGTTTCATGTTTCCTTTCACACCAGCTGCTATCGGTTTGTAACATTTCTCTGGGGGTTCATTAAAATTAACTAGAACCTCTATCAATCTAGAGATAAGACTTTTAATGTTTGGCTTGTCTAGTTCTTCTGGTTGAAGCAGCGCAAGCTCTCCTGATTCTTTGTTCATTGCAAGGAAGCCTCCATTCGTAGTTCCCTCGGCTCCTTCATACCCTGCAAGCTGGCTAAGATAACCAAATGGGTCATCGTCTCTTAACGTTTTGTTTTTAAATTTCTTGAAGCCAAAATTAGAAGCTGTTTTAATATCTATAACTTCACCGTCAATCTTACAATCCATATGTCCCTTGATGCCATTGACTGTCACTTCTTTCTGTTCGTCAGTCACCTCATGTCCCGAAAGTTTAACAAAGAAAATAAGTATGTCTTCAAGTAGATGTCCATACAGGAATTTTATTTGTGTTTCAGGAGAGTGGGTTATCTCCTGTGTCTGGTGCTTGTTATAATATAACTGCCTAGCTGGTTTGCCAATGTTAGACATTCTTAATGTAAACTTATTACGATTCTGAGGCGTTGCCCAAGTCTTAATAGTTTGTTTAATTTTATCACCAAGCTCATCTAAAAGCTCATCTGGTATTTCCTGTCCTCCTGTAATAGAAGTGACAGTTTTGTATACATCATCAACTAGTGTAGATAGTTCTTTCATTTTAAAGTCTCCTTGAACGCTTTAATAACATCACTTGAGAATAGTTTTTGTAAGTTAACTAGAAACATTCGGCTGGCTTTGTTGTCCCCACCTGACACAGTTTTAAAAGTGTCTAGTTCGTTAACAATTTTCTTCAGTATCTTAGTATCAAACACCAACGTACAAAACTCTACATCGCCAACACAAAGATTATGAAACCAGTAGTCAGCCTCCGTAGCTTTAATGCCTGAAGGTTTACCGTAACTTTCGTACTCGATACAAATGTTACCCGTCTTCATCCACATATCTCTTTCAGATTTAACCTCTATCTTTTTGTTCTCAAGCATGTCTCGTATTTTATCTTCTCTTATTTCTCCGTACTCTAAATCTAAGTCAAACTTTTTTCTGTCTGCTTTAATGGGTTTCACTCCAGTTTTCTCCTACTTTGTATTCGGCGTCCAGAGGACAGTTAAGTTTATAGTAATCTCCTGCTTGG